TGTTTGGAGTACATGTAGGAAATTAAATGAAAGTATATGTAAATGGTTGTAGTTTTAGTTATGGTAATACTGCTGACAATAAGTACGCATGGCCAGATGCTTTACCTTACAATGTTGTAAATGAAAGTTGGATAGCAGGAAGTAATAAAAGAATATTTAGAAGAACAAAACAATATTTAGAAAATAATAATGTTGACCTAGTAATTTTACAACTAACAGACCCTTATAGAGATGAGTTTTACGATAGCATAAATGATTTGTGGTTAGGACAACAGGGAGACTATTTACATTTTGATGATGAAAGTTATAAAAGAAAAGACATAGATCAAAAACTTATAAGGGCTCAATGGGAAAAATTTAGAAAATTTAATTTATTAACAAGAACAGAAGAGCAAGTAAAGGCAGAAACATTTTATATGGTTAATAGTATGATGCAATATTTACATGCTAAAAATGTTAAATATATTATAACAGCAATGAGCAATAGATGTTTACCAACAGAAGTAATAGAGCATTCCTTTAACATAGTAAAACCTATGAGTCATGTTGTAGATATAGAAAATACATATGACGATGGCCATCCAAATAAACAAGGACATGAGCAATTTTCTAGATATATAATAAGTGAGATAGAGAAAAGATATGAGTGATTTAACAAACTATAATGAAGAGACACAAGAACTGTTTTTGAAGTTTTTAATAAGTGATCCTGATTTATTTGCAAGATGCCAAAACATAGTTAAGCCAGAGTATTTTAATTTAAAATATAGAAAGGCAGTAAACTTGTTTATAAGTCATTCAACAGATTTTAATAGTATTCCAACACCAGAACAGGTAAGTGCGGCATCCGGAGTACAACTAGATATTATTCCAAATGTTACACCTGATCATCATGACTGGTTCCTAAAAGAGTTCGAAACATTTTGCAGACACAAAGCATTAGAAAAAGCAATTATAGAAAGTACTGACTTGTTAGAAAATCAAGACTATGGTACTGTGGAAAATAAAATTAAAGATGCAAGTCAAGTGGGACTAGTAAAAGATTTAGGTTTAGACTACTTTGAAAATCCTAAAGAAAGACTGCAATGGATAAAAGATCAATCTGGTGCAATTAGCACAGGCTGGAAGGGTATAGATCATAAACTATATGGTGGTATGAACAGAGGAGAGATGACAATCTTTGCTGGTGGTTCAGGTGCAGGTAAAAGTTTATTTTTACAAAACTTTGCAGTAAATTGGGCATTAGCAGGAATGAATACTGTTTATATTAGTTTGGAGCTCAGTGAGCAACTTATAAGTATGCGATTAGATAGTATGGTAAGTGGTTATGGCACAAAAGAAGTTATGAAAAACATGGATGATGTAGACTTAAAAGTGCGTATGAAATCCAAAGGTGCAGGTAGATTAAGAGTAAAACAAATGCCTAATGGTGTAAACGCAAATGATATCAGGGTATTTTTACGTGAATATGAAATATCTTGTGGTGAAAAAGTAGACTGTTTACTCGTGGATTACTTGGATCTTATGATGCCTATTAGTGCAAAAGTCAGTGGCAGTGATTTGTTTATTAAAGACAAATATGTATCTGAAGAGTTGCGTAACTTAGCAGTTGAAAGAGACTTATTATTTGTAACTGCTTCACAGTTGAATAGAGGTGCGGTGGAAGAAATAGAATTTGATCATCATCATATAGCAGGTGGTATTAGTAAAATACAAACAGCAGATAATGTTGTGGGTATTTTTACAAGTAATGCCATGCGAGAAAAAGGTAGATATCAAATACAGTTTATGAAAACAAGATCTAGTAGTGGTGTGGGTACCAAAGTAGACTTAAAGTTTGATCCAGATACATTAAGAATTGTAGATTTAGAAGAAGGCGATGAAGATGCAATGACTGTAACAACTGGAAATTTAGTTGAGCAACTTAAAAGGGGCAACAGTATTAAAGCAGACGAACCTTCAGCACAGGATACTGTATCACAGGCGATGAACATGCGAGAGTTCCTAAAGAAGAACGACATATAAATGATAAATAGCATTATACATATTTTTTGGAGATGACGTGAAGAAAACTCGCAGTATATTAGAAGAACTAAATCAAATTTCAGTTGATCGTGATAGAAATCATGTCGTTTCTAATAGAGGCGAACATGTCATTGCCAGTGCTATAAGTTTATTAGAGCAAATAGATCGCTATTATGATTCCGCAACAGCAAAAGATTTAACAAATAGACTAGTAAACAGCATTAAAGGTCGAGATGGCAAAAAATTCTCCAGGGGTATTACAAAGGTAATTAAGGAATCCCAAAGAGAAAAAGATGCTAATTAAACAAGTACTTTCAGAAGACATAAGCGGACTAGATTGGGAACTTGAAATGAGTAAAATTCCTAATGGGTTTGTGGCTAATGTAGGTCAAGTCGATTATACATGGGATAAAAATCAGAGAAACTGGTTCACAGTTGGTAAAAATAATATTAAATCATATTTGAAACCTGAAACGGCTGTAGACTTAAAAGGTAATATTCTTAATGGAAAAAATGGCAAGCCTATAAAAACAATATATGGTAAAAGTTGGAGAAGAATCACACAGACTGCTATCGGTGCCATAGATGCCAAAGGCGATGCTGGACCCGATACAGGAGATGCTACAGACCCTAAACCTATTAGTGATAGAAAAGAAGTAGAATTGGGTAATACAAAATTTATATTCCAGGATTCTACAAAAACATGGTTTAATAAAAAAACTGGTAAGCCTGTAGATAGAAAGTCTGAAGCTCATGATATTTTAATGGGCACTCAAGGATTTAAAAGTGACGGAATAACTAAATTAGACCCTCCTGCAACCACACGTATTTTCAACTATATAAAGAAAAAGTTTAATCTTCCGGATGACATCCTTCCTGCTAACTTAGGTGTTTCAAGTAAAGAAAAAGCAAGAAATATAGGAGGTGTAGCAGGTGGTACAGTAGGAGAATTAATAGGACTTTCTCTATCAGGTCCTGCTACAAAATTAATAACCAAAATGTTTCCTTTTAGTGGCTCTCCTGGAAATGAAGACGAGTTAATTAAGCAGATTAAAGGTGATAATATTGATAGTAGCACAGCAAGTGATGATGAGTTAGATGATGTTATGAATGTTGATGATACTGATAATCAAACAGAACTTGATAACAATTTTAATAATTCTAAGAATAAAAATCCTGATATTAAACCAGGTGCAATAGTTGTACACGACTCATATCCAAATAAAAAATTTAAATGGGAAAAAAGAGCAAACGGCCAATTAAATTGGAGAGACGAAGCAGGAAAAATACATACAGTATTACCAAATGTATATAAATCTATAATAGATAGTTTAACATCAAAAGATCTAGAACAATTAAATAAAGGAGAAAATATTAGTATTAATAATAAACCTTTAACATCAGGACAATTACTTCATGCTAGACTTTATGCTGTTTACCATCAAAAAAATAAATTGTCATGAAGTTCCTAGATATTTCTAAACCTTTAATTACAGGTATTTTATTAGAAGCAGAAAATAAAAATACTCACTTAGAGCATTTGGAAGATCATATATTTAATAAAGGATTCGAAGGTGCCAAAGAGGCAGTTGCTTATCTTTATAGTTTACATGAAATGCTTGAGGGGAATTCTAATAGTCCGGTCAGTATGACTACAAAATGGGACGGAGCACCAGCAATCATATGTGGTAAAGATCCTGAAACAGGTAAATTTTTTGTAGGTACTAAAGGTGTATTTGCACAAAAACCTAAAATTAATTTTACAGATAAAGACATAGAAGAAAATCATCCAGCAGAAGGATTACAAGACAAACTTAAACTTGCATTAAAATATCTAAAAGGATTAAATTGGAATACTGTAGCACAAGGCGATATGTTGTTTTCCAAGAGCGATTTAGAAACAGTAACAATTGATGATGATGTTTGTATAGCATTTAAACCTAATACAATCGTGTATGCTATCCCTACAGATAACGATTTAGCAAAAGAAATATCTAGTGCAGAAATTGGTATAGTATGGCATACAGAGTATGTAGGAGGGCCTACATTAGCCGATACCACTGCTAAATTTGGTTTTGATAGTAGTGTACTAGGTAACAGTAATAATGTTTGGCATAGAGATGCTTTAATAAAAGATTTTAGTGGCACAGTTACATTAACAAAACAGGAAAGCACTTTAATAATAAAATCAATTAGAGAAGCCGATACATATTTAAAAACTATTAAACCTGAAACGTTCAAATGGTTAGAAAGTGGTAACGACATAATAGGTAAAGATTTCTTACAACAATTAAAGGCCCATGTAAATAATAATATTAGAGCAGGTGCATTTGACGAGCCCACTAAATTTGCACAAGGGTTTATACAAAAGTATATTGGATTTATGGATAAGAAAATTGAGAAGTATAAAACAGATGCTAAAAAAGAAGAAACAGATGCAAAAAAAGTAGAAGGTGTTAAATTTATAAGACAAAATTTAAAAAGTATTGTTAGTGTTTATGATCTTTATTTAAAACTTATTACTTCCAAAGTGAACATTATTAAAAAGTTAGAAACCATTAGACAGTTACCTACATTTAAGGAAACTGAAAACGGATATGAAGTAACAGGCGAAGAAGGATTTGTTGCAGTAGACAGAATGGGTAATGCATTAAAATTAGTAGACAGATTAGAGTTTAGTAGATTAAACTTTGGAACTGGAGCACCAGGCAAATGAGCATACTTAAAGATAAAATGACTGGCAACGAAATGAGGGAGTTATTGGATAAAAAACATGCCTGGGACGATGGTATTCACAATCCAGAATTTATAAATGACATAAGACGTCACAACTGGGTTTTAATAAACAATTACCCACTTGCTAAACTGGGTAGTGTGGAAGATCCTTATAATAGACTTATAGAGCCAGATGATGATTATGCTATGAGTTACTCAGATTTGTCAGAGCCTATTGTGATTGCTACAGATAGAAAAACTGTTTTAGATGGAAATCACAGAGTATATAAAGCAAGGGAAATGGGTAAAACACACTTACCAGCATACTTTCCAATGGTAAAAGAAAACAAGTTTAACCTTAAATTAATAGATAAAGAAATATCAGAAGCAAGACTATATAGAACTACTAGAAACTTCGAAATTTATAACGGAAGGGAAATTGCAGACTTACTTTATTTAACATCATTAGCAACCTTTATGATGGCAAAAGACGAAAAGCAAGAAGCATTTGCTAGATCATATGCAAAGCAAACAGCACAATATGGAAAGTATAATTTTTTTAGAAGTCATGCAACGGATTTATACTTATTGGCATATCAAGTAAGTGATCCTGATAATAGAAATATAAAATTAAAAAGTTCTATAGAAAGTAACAGGTTTCTTAAAAGTTGTAAATTTAATGATAGGCATCATTGGAACTTTTTTACTAAATTAGGACAAGGCAGAGAAAACTCTAACGATAGTGTTGTGTATTTTATGCGACTAGAAAAGCAATTAAAAATTAGTAATGCAAAGTATAAACAATTTCGTAGGTTTATTACAGATTGGAAAAATTTAAAATATCGATCTAAACAATTGGTTGTTACTCAGATGATACAAGAGTTTAGAAGAATAGGTAGAGGAAGTGAAATGATTAGTCCTTTATCTACTATGACAAGATATAAAAGTTATAGAATGTCAGATAAGTATAAAAAACAGCCTAGTACAGCAAAGCGAGTTGCAGGTGCGGCCGCAGGTGCAGTAGTAGGTAGGTATGCTGGTAAGAAGATTGCACAAAAATTAGGTAAAGATGTTGATAAATATAAGAAAGCAGGAACTGGAATAGGCGCAATAGCAGGTTATTGGGCTAGTGGAAGGCAACGACAAAAATGAAAATTAAAAACATAATATTAAAAGAAGAACTTACATGGGGAGATGTAACTCAGAAATATTCAGGGAATACTCTTCTTTTGAGACATATTATGAAAGCCGGACAAGATCCTAGAAATCAAATAGATGGTAAAACAGATTGGGGTTCTGCAATCGATTTAGGTAATGCTGAGTATCAACGAGAGGTTCAGAAGCAACAGGACAGTAAAGCAAAGAAAGATAGTGATAAAATTAGTGCTGAAGATCCTAAAATAAAAAGAAAAAGAGGTGCTCAAATAGGTAACCAAAATGCTTTTAAAGGTGGTAGTGAAATACAGCAAAGATTAGGATTAAGTGACTTACCAAAAGTTGACACATCAACCGTTACCAAAGCCGCAACAACAAGTTTTGATTTAGGACAAAAACTAGGACAGATAGGTGGTGCTAAAGTATCATACAACAAACCAGGTAATTTAAAATTAGCCGCAAGTAAAAAGAATTTAGATAAAAAACTCTAATTTATATAACAAAAAAACATCCAATTTAGATAAATAAATGTAACGGAGCAATTTGCTCTAAAACATATTTAGGAGAATTAAAATGGCACAAGCAAATCCAAACGCGGCAGTTAGAGCGGCAAACGGTTTAGTAGGTACAACTCACATTCTTTCAGTAACAGACGTATCAACAGTTTCAGTTGAAGCGGCATGTTTAGAAGCACAGAATGAAGGTTTTGTTGTTGTAGCGATTGAAGATGACGTAGCAAGTGACGGATGTCACATTGCATTACAAGGTGCGGCGGCAACACCTTCAATTACTGGTACATCATTAGTAGTTACTTTCGCATAAGTTTAAACAACTTTTAAAAGAAGGCAGTTTATACTGCCTTTTTTTATGAGTTTTTGATAAATAAAGGTAACGTACAAATATACTGTACAATAATATTAGGAGAATAAAATGGCACAAGCAGATAGAAGAGCGGCGGCGGCTGGTGAGTTTATTGGTAAAGATGTATTCCTTAAGAGCTTTCAACAGCAATCAGGAAATATTTCAGCATCTGACTTAACAGCATTAGTTAGCTCAGTACAAAACTTAAACCTTTCAGTATTAAAAGTTGGCGCAGTTAGTGGCGCAACAGTTAATATGATAGTTGAAGGTGCAGACAACCTAGCAAACGGTGATCTAGCAGGACACGTTATTGGTGACGTCTCATTCTAAGTTAAATTAAACTTATAAAAATCCTCACTAGTTGGGGATTTTTTTTGATCAAAGGAAATGCAATACTGATAAATAGTGTAATACAGGAGACACATAATGGTTGCAGGAAATAGAAGTGGAGCAATGGGAAGTAGTGAAACACTTTCAGGTAACATAGAATTTTACACATTGTTTACCACAATAGATATAACAAGAACAGGTGATTACAACGACGACAGTCAAAAAGATTTTGAAAGTATTGTACAAGTAATCGGATTAAGAGCTCAGCCAGTAGTAATGAATGAGCCAGTTCCACTTAACGGAGTAGGGGCAAATGTTATTGAAAACTATGGAGCACCAAGTATAACTGGAGCAGGTTGGATTTTTAAATTTGCTTTTGAAAGAACAGATGTACATACTATACAAACATTGACAGATGAGTTAGATGGAATAGTACTGAACGGTGGTACAATAGATACTAAAAATTCAGTTAATATGGAATTTACTAAACAAGATTTATTATAGAGTAAACAATGCCTAAAAAAAATGAACCGGAAACAATGCCAAAGCCATATGTCGAAAGTGGCAATATAGAAGCACATATAATCGCAGACATGCTTCGTATAGAAAGTATTACGGCAGAATTAAAAGAATTTAAAGAAGTGACAAAAGACAGATTAAACAAACTTGAAAGTTGGATAATTGCTATTGTTGGATTAACATTTACTACACTGATGACAACAGTTGTAGGATTATTAATGAAGATATTATGAGATATTTAGATATAGTAGAAGAAATAACATTAGATGATGCAGAAGACTTTCATGAGGAATT